TCAAGAACATAGTTAATGCGGTCAGACACTGTGATTTCGTTAGCCATGTGGATAGCACCGGGTACCAGCGTGTGAACTTTGATTCCCTTGCGTACTTTCTTTACCAAGCTATCGCCTGGATTTAGGCTTCTTGAATTTAGTAGTAAACTGATAAAATCAGTTGCTATATGCTGTGGTTGAACGTATTCCACGATCAACTGTGCTACTGCATCACGTTTCCCTTCCTTAATTAGGGAGGCGTATGCTTCCTGTAACTTTGTATCTTCCATGTTATTAAATTCCTCCAAAAAACTAGTCCATCATTTTGATTGTTAGTCTACCAGTAGAGGCATCATATCCTCTAGTCTCGGCCACAATCTGAATGTCCATATCAGCATCATACATTGGTTTACCCGCATCAGATGCACTTCCTTCATTTGCCTGGTGGATACGAATTGTAGCACCCGTGACAATGATGTTAGCACTGTAGATGTAAGCACCAGATGGTAGGGTGAATGTACCCTCTCCATAAGCCAAAGCAGATACACCGGAAGGAATAGTTAGGCCTTCCTGTTGTCCCTGATGTGTTAAATAAACTGTTGTTGCGAAAGGTGCATTAGCTGGCTGGCTCCATCCACCGCGTTCAGCAAACCGCATGCTTGGAACTGCGTAGATAGGAGTTGAACTGTTGTCAACCTTCCATGTTAAACAATACTTAGCTCTAGCTGCTTCTGCTGCGTTGGCTGGAAGTTTTACTCCAGGTAGGTCAGTTTCACTGCCAAAGTCGTTAGAGAATGTATGAGCACATAATGTTACGAAACGTCCCTCAACAATATCCTGAGTTGGTATAACACCTAGTACATCATCAAAATCGTTAATTTCCATTTTTCAAACCTCCAATTACCTAGTCTTTCTATTGCGTAATGCAGCAGCCAACTCTTTAGGGTCGCTGAGATTACCGTCTTTTTCACCTGACAATACTGGAACTTTTGGAAGTTTTAATCCAGCTTCCCCGCTCTGCTTACCGTCAGATTTGAACGCTACCATTTCCTGTAGCATGAAGTCAAAACTTCCCTCGTCCATAGATAGCAACTTCTCGGTATTATCAACAAAGTACTGCTCGTCCTTTACAAGACCTAACTCCCCAAATTTGGCTTTTATGCCGGAAAGTTTCGTTGCCTTTGCTGCTACCGCTTCTGTTTCTTCTTTAAACTGGCGAAGGGGTGTCAATTCCTGTTCCAAAGTCTCTACAGATTTTTTAGTCTGTTCCGCTAGTGCCAAAGCGTCAGCTGCTTCTTTTTCCTTAGCTAATAGTGTATCATTAGCTAGAGCCAACTTTGCCTCTAGTTCGGAGACCTTGCTTTCTAATTCTTTAGTGTCCAATTTATATTCCTCCGTATCAATATCACCTTCTTCCGAGAGTACTTCCAAAAGACTTGCATCAGAGGTAATCATAGTACTAAGTTTCTTTACCTGATGTCGAATACTCTTTAGTTCATTCTCTGGTAGAGGTGCTTTGGCTATCTCATCCATGATGTCAGGAAAGCGGCTAGGGTCAATCTTTCCAGTTTCATCTCTGTAGGCGAAATAGCGAATCCCGTCTGTTGTTTTTAGTAAAAAGCTGTTATCTGGAAGTCGTTGAATGTAAGCGGGACTCCACTTTTTATCTTTCGCAGCTACAGCTAATAGTTGTGTTCTTCCTGCATAAGCAGGTATTCCCACAATGGTTACTGCTTTAAGCATAACATCCAATAAGGCTGTTATGCCGTCTTCAATCCGGGAATTTCCATAAAGAATTTCCCACGAAACGTTTACTGGCTGGCCGCTGTTTACTCTACTCTTAATGGTAGATACGTCATCGTTTCTTTCATGATCCCATAGAGCAGCCAGTGCTATTACTTTATTGCCAAGTTTGGTTAGGTTGGTTATTACACCAATAGGTTTGGCATCTTCATGCCCATCCTTTATCTCTCCCAGAGCCATTTTGATTGGCATGTAAACGCCACTTTTTATTATATTGTCGAACTCTTCTATGGGAACTCTTTGTTTGTTTCCATTAGGCTTATCATCTGTAAGAATGAATTTAGCCCAAGTTACGACCTGATCTGCGGCTACAACAGAGGCGATTGCCTCGCCAAACTGTTTTTCCACATCTTCATTACTTAATAATTGTACCACACTTTCAATTTCTGTGTCTATTATATCGCTATTTTCCATTAAAAACTCCTGAATTACTGGGCCTTTTGACCCGTAACTGCTGTTTTGCTGTTGGTAGCTGCTGGTTTTGCTGTATTAGCGGGCTTACCTGTGGCGCTAAATGGCTGTTGGCCAAATTCAGATAGACCTTTATCCTGGATTAGTTTCTCTTCTATTTCCAATTTATCGGCTTCATCCTTGAAGTCATAACCTAGATATTCACCAACAGACCCTCTGCTTACTCCAGACATCTTGTATAAGGAATCCAATCCTTTCAAGAACTCCTCAAAGGAGTGAAGATTTAAAGCCTGAAATTTTACTGCTGGAATTTTGAAGTTATTCTCTTCAGCAACCGTCTTGCAGATTTCACGAATAATCTTCAGTATCTTTCTTCTCAATACTTCCATTGTTTTAACTGGAGACATAACTGCTATTTCAGAATTTGATGTTCCTGATTTAGCGGCTTCTCCTGTTATTAGAACTCTTGGAAATCCCAAACCGAATAGAATTTCTTCATTTATATCATCATATTTACCAGTCTGAGATAGTATTCCAGTGTCGGGAAACACCCAATCTATCTGTACTGTATGGTTAGTTATAAGTTGGAATATTCTTTCCAGGTTTGAATCGGACTGAAATCTTAGTGCTAATTGATTTCGCAAATCAGTAAATACGTCCTTATCTTCCTCACTCGATGTTACAGGGAATTCGTCAGAACCTACTTTTATGTGCATTATGGCACTTATTACCTTGTCCATAATTGAATAATCCATTCTTCTCATTCTTCTTTTGTGTTGCAGAGCGTCTAGTATTGGGGAAATATATGGAAGTGGGTAAGGATTATCCGTTAAATATTTACGTCTAATTACCAATTTATTTTCAATAACAAACGTAGTTTCCCCAGCTAATACACTACTTACAAACTCAGGATAGTATGTTTTTAGTTCATTAAAGAGTTCTTTATCCTTAGTACCATCAGCATAAGTACCACCTGATTTTATAAATAGGAGGGTGTCGCTTGGAATTATTACTGAATAAGTAGGAGAATCCGACATGACAGATGAGTTTATCTTAATTGTCTTTGGGTCTCTTACCCACATACTTACAGGAAATATTAACTTGCTATACTTCTTAATTCCAACCCCAAGTTCAGCTATCTCTTCTTTATCCACAGGGCCATAACCAATTTCAGGTACTACCAATCCTGAAAGTAGAAGTTCCTGTGCTATTGTTTCAGAGAATTCCAATAGTCTTGGTTTTAGTGCTGTAAATACTCTGAATTCATTGTCTGATAGTCCTGATTTGGATATGATAATATCGTTAATCCCGATCTCTACCAGTTTATTTATTACAGTAGCCACTAATGGTTCAGTCTTATAGAAGAACCTACATAGGGTTACTTGATCGTCAAAGGATTGTTTATCAACCACCTTATTGACGAATGATTTTGCGTCCTTCCATACATTAGTACTAGCTGCCTGAGCCATCATAGATGATTCAGCTCTAAGCAAACCAGGAGATGATGGAATATCTATTCTATCTGTTTTATTTGTCATAATTTTAATATACCCATGATGGACGTAGCAAGTCTTTTCTTGGTCTTGCTAAAGCCATTCCATTTGTGATGTGATACGCACCTGTCAAACAAAGTAAGGCAGATGTAAAGTGATCCTCTCCCCTCTTACCACCTCTATCAGTAAGAGTTTTGTACGTAATATCCCCTGTTACGCTTTTACTGTATGTCATTCTTTCCAGTTCTGAAATAGTATCTGTATCTGTACTTGAATATATTATCTTGTGGTTATTGGTGTAGTCCTGCAAGATGGAAACTGTGAACGGCTTTGTTTTTGATTTTATTTCAGACCCATCAGAATCTATTCCTATTACTATGGAAGACGAGAAATCTATCTGCACCACCCGCTTCTCATAGTTTTTGTGTATATATTCCTTGTCCTGTAGCAAATGCTGCCTAACTGATTTTCCTGCGTTTCCTTCATCCATCCCTATCAACTGTGGATTAAATTTAGAATCCAGCAGGTCAATTATCTTTTCCTGAATTGGGTAGGATACTTTTGATAACCTTATCTTTCCGTGAAATTTTATTCTATCATTCCCGTCAATGTAACAGATAAATATGGCAGTAGGCTCTGTATACCCAAGGTCTATTCCCATTAGAACACCATACTCTTTTATATGTATAGTTGGGAATGCTGATATTTTGGTGTACAAAGTTGAAAGATCCTCACCCTCTTTCATCCCGTCAATGTCTAATTTAGTAACCGGGTAGGGTTCTATCTCCATAGTATTTCTGTCGAACAGAGAAAACACCGGTTTCCCATGAAGTCCTAGTACATAATGGATGTAGTCATCTGTATCTTCCCCGCCATACTGTACTTTAAATCTCTCTATATCGTCTGATGTAACTCTTGGATTGTCTAGAGCAGTTACTCTATGTTTTGTATATGCAGGATTCTCTGCGTCAGCAGAGTATAGAACGTTTCCTTCCCTAAGACCAGTTGGAACTCCTGCCACCATTTCCCTATAACCGGGTGTCCATACATTTAGGGATGGCTGCATTTCTTGAAATGGTGCTACTGGGTAGTATCCACATTCATCTGCCAGGATTACAGGTGTATGCAAACCAATAAGATTAGCACCAGTTCCTGATTGTCCAGCAATACGGCAAAGCAATGAAGACTGGTTTAACAGAGTTATCTTATAATCCGAACTATTTATACCAGCACTCTTATCAAGAAAGTTCTTTAGAAATGAATTAGACCTAAACTGTCTAACTAAATTTGTAAATACCGGTTCAAGATGAACCTTACTTGGTACTGTATATAGAATGTAATCATCCGGAAAAACCCTGAATATAAGCATCCATATTATAATAGATGATAGCGTAATAGTTTTTCCAACAGCCCTTGCCGTACAGATGGAAACATGGTCATTGAAGTCGCATAGAATCTCTTTTTGATAGTAAGAGAAATTAAATGGCTCATCCAATCCCGATACTAAGTTTATATTATATATGAACTCTGTAGATAAAACCGGGTGTCTTAATATTTCATAAAGTATCATCTCATCTGACGTTGGTTTAGTTTTCAGTGCCAATTATTTATTCTCCTAATACGTACCTAAATTCTCTAAAATCATCTCACTGAATTTGTCTGCAAAAACCGCGCTACTCCAATCTTTTTGCATTTGCTCTATCCCAGGTATAGTTGATTTGCTCAATTCAATATAACTCTCTTTAGGATAGTAACTTATGTATTTATGTAGATGTCTAAAAGTGTTGCAATCTGTAACTGCTATACCTCTACCAGCAGATATGGCCTGGTCAGTAACCGCACTAAGACCTGGTAGGTCTCTATAATAAGGGAAAACGTTAATTGTATTCTGTGAACACCATTTTATAAGGTCGCTCTTACTCATATAGTCGTGGGTGACTCTCAGGTCTACATTATCAGATTTGAATAGGTGTAATCTATCTGCATAGTCTGTTAGATGTCTTAGTGGGATTCCAGTAAAGGGGGCAAAGGGAAAGTTCATTCTCACTATACATTCCCTGTGCAATCCATTTGCAACTTGGAGCACCTCACCAAAATTCTTTCCTGGAGTTATAAACCCAAATGTTCCTATTACTAGCATAGTATCTGATAGAAGTGGAAGAAGGACTTCTTCTTTTTCTAGAGGTCTTGGAAATGGGAAGTGCTTACCAACCCTTGTTTTAGTAGGGTCTATAATCATATAAGCATCGAACATATCCTCTTTCATAAATGGTCTTAATTCTATTGGGCCTACTTCCAGTACTATTCCTATTTTCAATCCCTTTATTTTTTCTATTGTAGAACTTGCTATTGGTAATGTATTATGATGCCAGTTAAACACATAATAATCAAATCCTGAATATATATCCTCGTTCATATGTGCTTTACTAATTTCCAGATACTCTATGTTGAACTGGCTCTTTAGAGAATTATAAATAGCTAATCCTGCTTCATAGATAGAGCATTGAGCTTTCTCTTGATTTATAAATAGACCGTTCATTACTTAACCTTCATAAATACTATAGTGGCAAAACTATAATCAAATCCTATCAAGTGGAAGTCCGGTTCTCCTTCCCAATTCGGATCACCAACAAAAAGACAACCACAATCCTCTATAATCTTTCTAAATCTTACATCTAAATCCTCTTTCGTATAGAATCTAAAGTCAGGGTAGATTACCGCATCACCCTTTTTATAACTGTTATTAAAGTCACAAGTAAGAATAGCTATACCGCCTTTATTCAGGGATAGGCAAATATCTTTAATAAATTCTTCGTCATCTTCAACATGTTCTATAACCGAAGTTGAAAACACTATATCAAATTTCTTTCCATGATTATACACATAATAATGTAAATCAGTATTTATTTCTGGGTCTATATTGGTAACAAGTATATTATGTTTCTCTAAATATGCGGAAGAGGTATCTTCAAAAGAACCTACACATAATATGGTGGTTGCCGGAGTTAGTATATACTCTAATATAGTAGATAGTGTCCATGCCTGTTGAACGTTGGCAAGTGGGTATTTCTTTGCCATTATCTCTGGGACAATCTGAGTCATCTCCTCGATCAATCCCTTATATTTTTCTCTATCTGAATCTCTTAATAGTTTGTTCATATAAATAATTTATCCATTTCTTTCTTTAGATTGGAGGGAGACCATTTCTCATACAAGTCTTCCAATGGTGTAGTACCAAGATTGATAATCTCTTTTAGAGAGTGTTTATCAATATTAATCTCGTCCTTTATCATGTGTCTGAAGGGGTCACTAGTATCAATTCCCAAAGGTCTTTGTACTGATAGGCAGTAATCTACTGAACTGGATAAACCATACTGGCCTAACTGATTATATATACAAAGATTGAGATCATTCTTTCCAAGAAAATCTAGGAGATCTCTGTTGCTCATCAGGTCGTGTGTTATATGCAACTTGATACCGGGCTTCTTATTTAAGGCAATACATTTTTCCACCATCCCATTAAGCAACTCTCTGGTAGGGTCACAAAAGGGAGACCATACCATGTGCATGTTTATTATTGCCTCGTCAAATTCCTGATTGACTCTTGTAACTACTGTATCAAAACCCTTACTCCATGAAATCATCAATCCAAAGAAACCTATATTAGGCACATCATTTTTTGGAAAAACATTGGTGTAGTCAAAAAGAGGTCTTGGAAGAATTATGCTTTTTTCTGGTATTACGCTATTAATATTATCTATATAGCCGTTCTTTATGCCGTAATCACCGAAGAAGATCATCTTATCATAGTGTTTTCTAATTGGCCGTTCATGGAAAATAAAATAATGTGGTATCTTAGATGGTATATCATATTCCGGTTCTAACCAATTCATTACTGTATGATACCAATTTAGCAGCACAAAATCTGGTTTGATGCTTCTCAATAAGTTCATGTACTCACCCAGAGATTTTGGCTCTTTATAGATATAATTAATATCGGGGGAATCTTTTATTGTATCATATACCCTAGCACCGAATTGATAAATCCCACAGTTCGGTTCAATGCTGTTTATAAATAGTACCGTCTTCATAAAAATAGTTCCTCCATTTCCGATATAAATTTTTCATTAGACCACATATCGTAATACCTTTGAAGTGGTTTAGTCCCTCTTTTCCAAATATCCATTATGGAATTCTTTTCCAATAGTATATCATCCTGTACTATATGTCTGAATATTTCGTGATTGGTAATAGCAATTGGTCTCTTAACAGAAAGCAGGTAATCTGCCGCACTTGATAAACCCGGTTGTGGGTATAAGTCATAGTTCAATACATTAATATCATTACCCGCCAGAAAGGACACTATCTCTGCGGCATCTACAAAATTTGTGGTAAGATTTAGTTTTATATTTGGATTAGTATTGCTTGCTACGCACTCTTCCATAATATCATATAGTACATTGTTTATGGAGTCTCCAAAATAAGGGCTTGTTAGGTGTATATTTATAACAGCACTAGCAAATTCGGAATTTACTAATTTAACCAGTTTTGAAAAACCTTTATTTGAAAAGGCAAATCCAAAACTTCCTACTGTAAATACTTTGTTTTTGGGGTAATTACCGTTATAAGTAAACAGCGGTCTAGGAAGAATTACCTTTCTGTCTTCTAAAACGTTTCTACCGCTCGGTGAGTAATTACCAAACATTAGGTACTTATCATAGACGTTCATAATTGACCCGTCGTGATAAATAAAATAGTGCTTGACTGTCTTATTGTCGGTAATATCGGTTTCCATAAGCCAGGGCATCCTATCAAAATGATAGTTATATACTACGTAATCTGGTTTTACCTGTTCTAAAGCACTTCGGTACTCATCTCTATTTGAAATATCTCTATATAGAAAATCTACCTTATGCGATGCAGATACTAAATCATATACCCTCCTTCCGAATTGGTAAACTCCACACTGAACGTGGTGGTGATTTAGTATTAATACTTTAACCATTGATAACCTTTATGATCTTTTCAAACTCAAATAAGAAATTTTCGTCAGAAAATGCTTTGTAAAGAGGCTCTAAAGGTTCGGTTCCCCTTTCTAATATGTCTTTTATAGATGTATCTTCTATGCAAATGCTTGGAACAATAGTATATATATTATAGAACATTGATACTCTTGTGATGGCCATAGGTCTTTTTACTGAGAGTGCAAACTCTGTCGAACTTGCAACAGCATCTGTTTTTCGAGTATCGTAGAAGAAACAATTTATATCATTACCTGCCAGGAATTCAAGAACCTCCTCATCAGTCAAAAATTCTCTATTTACATACAGATTAATTCCGGGTTTAGTTATCTTCTCTCTACATGTCTTTATAACCGCTTCAGCAGAACTCCCATCTCTGTCCCCATGATAAGAATTGGAAATAGCGAACTTAATATCCGCTACATCAAATTCTTTATTTACTTGGTCTACAATATAATCAAACCTCTTGCTTGGAAATCCAAATCCAAAACTACCAATTGTCGGTACTTTATTTACTGGATAACCACCATCATACTTCAATAGATACCTGATAGGCAGGACAAACACTCTGTTCAGTATTTCCGGGTCAAGACCATCAAACTTGCCAAGAAGGTAGATAAAGTACTTAAACCCTACGAAGTTATCTGTATGCAAGTAGCCTTCGTGAACCATAGCCACATGTTTGATATTTGGAAACATACCCAATATATTTTTCTTTATAAAAGGCATGGTACTTGGATTATAGTTATATAATACGATAGATGGATTAATGTCTACTATTGCAGAGATAGTTTCACCCGATGAAGATACTTCCCTGTATAAGTATTCGTATGTTGTTGATTTGTTAACAACATTAATCAACCTTGCACCCCATTGTTGAACTCCGCAAGGCTTTATACTATTGTTCAATATAAGTATTCTATTTATGCGTTTTTTCATAGTAACCCGTAATATTCCAACATATCCCTAAAGGTGGCGCTAAATCTTGAAATTGACCATAACTCCTGCATTTTCTTTATTCCTGGTGGAGTGGACTTTATAAGTTCTAAATAGGTTTGCTTTGATGTATTGGAGATATATGGATGCAGGTGTCTAAAAGTTACATTATCTGTAACTGCTATTGGTCTATTTGCTGAGATAGCTTGGTCAGTAACAGCGCTTAGTCCAGGTAAATCCCTGTAATAAGGAAATACATTTATAGTGTTCTGCGAACACCATTGAATTAATTCTGTTTTAGAGAAATATTCATGTGTAACCTCAACATCCACACCTCGAACTGCTAGAGATTGTAGTCTTTTTCCATAATCTTTTATAGTTGCTAAAGGATATCCAGTATATGTGCCAGAAGGAAAATTAAATCGCACTAGGGCTTTACCAATTTGATTTGCATTTAGTACAACTTGATCAAATCTTTTATATGACATACCTGGACCATTTGGTACAACAAAACCGAAGCTACCTATTACAATCCTGTCTGTATGTAAAATAGGTTTCAGATTCTTTACTATCTCTAAGGGCCTTGGAAATGGAAAAATGTTTTCGGTTTTGGTTTTAGTGGGGTCAATCACCATATAAGCGTCAAACCAGTTATTTGGTAAATATGTAAAAGGGGTGGATGGCGTAACTTCTAATATTATAGCAATCTTAAATCCTGGTAATTTATTGATTGTTTTTATTGGCAAGTTAAGTGTAATATGATGCCAATTTACAATACAGAAATCGTAGTCAATGGATAAATCAACTCCTACAAGGGAGGCGTTAGTTTCCGCATAGTCCAGTTTAAATTCCGGTAGGTTTGATTTGATAGCATTATACACCATTAGACCGACCTCATATATGCTGCATTGTGATTTCATCTGGTTAAGAAACAGCCCTCGGTGACTTTTAGCTATTTTAATTATTGTGCCTGTTCTAGGTAATTTGTGCATTGGCTAACTCTTATTATATGATTTAGTTACATTTGAAAACTGACCAAATCCAATAAGCTCATCAAATGCCCTAATTAGTTCAGTTCTTCTGGCATTATGTTGCTGTGCCATCTCAGCATACTTTAGTCGTTCAGCATCACTAAGAGATAAATCCTGGATTTTTTCTTGTGCAAACCAACAGCGCATATCAGCTGTGATTAGTTCGTCTATAATTTGACCCGGTGTTTTTTCTTTTATACTAGCCATTCTTACTCCTAATTTGTGCTTCAACCCAGGGATAAGTAAGTTTAATGCCGTCTATTAAAGAATACTTTGATTTCCACCCAGTAGAAAAAATATGCTGGTTACTAAAGTTACGTGACCTAACTCCAATTGGGCCTTTTATGTGGTTTATAAATATTTTTTTACCTGCAACTTGCGCGACAGTTTCCACCAGTTGGTTCACTGAAACATATTCAGGTCTTCCTATATTCACTGACATCTTTAAGTCTGATTGCATAAGTCTGTGAATTCCATCAACTAAATCATCAACATAGATATATGATCTTATTGCAGAACCGTCTCCCCAAATATCTATAGTACCGCCGTCTTCTGCCTCTGCTACTTTCCTACAGATAGCTGCTGGAGCTTTTTCTTTTCCACCTATCCAAGCACCTTCTGGCCCATAGCAGTTTTGGAAACGCGCTATCCTAACAACTATGCTATTATTACGTTCATAAGTTCTAAGCATACGCTCTGCATACAGTTTTTCCCATCCATATTCATTATCTGGATTAGCTGGATATGCCTCATTTTCTGAAACCTCTTCCGCACCCGGCTCCATGTCTGGATAAACACATACTGAAGATGAAAAGAAATATCTTGGTATATGAAGTTTGGTCGCCATATCTATCATATTTAAATTAATAAGAGTACTATCATGGATAATCTCACATTCATGGGAATCTATATAGCCCATCCCTCCCATCTGTGCAGCTAATTGATATACTTCGTCAAAGGATTCTCCCTTTGGGGTGGTGAGTGCTTTCTTACAGTTTAGCGGCTTTGTCAAATCCAAGATCAGAAAATCATCTGCAACAGTGGGGGAGAATTCATGCTCTTTAATATCAACTCCCCTAACCCAATACCCCTCTTGCTTTAGTTTTTTAACTAAATGGCTTCCTATAAATCCACCCGCCCCACAAATTAATGCAGACTTTTTATTTTCTTTCATATCTTCCACTCTCCTCGCTTAGTTACAACTGTTAATTCGGGTAGTGTAAATACCAAATGTCCGCCGATTCCAAGATATTTAATTACATTGGGATTGCTTAAAATATTCTTCTTAAAATGCCATATTGGGACTAAGTAATAATCGGGATGCAGTATAAGACTGTCTGTTTCTGAAATAATCTCAATATTTGAACCGGCAGTTCTAAGACCAAACTTATCAGGATTTACTTCAGCAGCAAATGGTACTAATTCGTTTGTTACTCCACAGTGTTGCAATAAGGTATTTCCCTTAGTTGACGCTCCTAATAAGTGAACCCTAAGATTTTGTTCTTTAGCCCATTTCAGGAAACCGGATACCTTCATTCTGGTCTTTTCTATATTAGCATTAAAGAAATCAAAATCATGGGTTTCAAAATAATTGTTTTCTTCGACCAGAGTTTCTACTACTGTCGGTAGGGTAAGTCTTTTACTCCCACGATGCGCCGCTGTTACTCTAATACTTCCACCATTTACGTCATTATAGCTTACGTCAATTATACGAAGGTCTGCCTTATTCAAGATGTTTACTAAATCCTGTAGAGTGTAGTATTCTAGGTGCTCACTACAAAAACTATCATAAGCAGTTAATTTAAACATTGAAAGCATGTCTGTAAGTTGTACTACAAATAAACCATCATCATCTAAGATTGAAGCCACATCTTTTACAAACTGTACTGGACTTGGAAGATCATAAAACATTGCAATTGCAGTTACAACCTTAGCCTTTTTATCGGCTATCTTCCAATAGGCATCCGCCGTAAAATAGTCATTAATGAATGTATGGCAATCAGGCTTGTGAAGATTTAGTGCCGGGTCAAAACCTATTTGTATTGAACTTCTTGGGTACATTCCAAGCATAGTACCATCATTGCATCCAATATCTACTACTACGTCATCAACTCCTATATTTATCTTTCTTTCAATATCTTCCACAATCTCATGTAACGAAGATACCATACTCTTATTAAGGGAAGATGAGTACCAATATTGGCGATACATTTCATCCATTTCAATCATGTACTTCAATTGAACAAGGCCACATTCTTCACATCTACATGCCACTAGAGGAACTCTACTCTCTTCTGGTAGAATATCGCCTGGTTTTAGAAATCCTGATGGAAATATCTTTCCTAAATTAACCACTTCTGTTAAATCAGCGCTGTTACACACTCTACAATTTGTTAGCTCACTTATCATCCTATCTCCTTTTCTATAGAAGGGCTTCTGGTATAACTTCGGGTTTATTAGTACCACGCCGTTCCATAAGTTCCTTAGTTGTAACTGT